CGTGGCGCTGGTGCGCCCCAGCAGGCGGGCGATGGTGTCAGTCAATGCCACGGTTAGGCCTCCTCCATAATGCGCGACAAGCGCTGCTCAAGCTCGGGCAGCCGCGCCTGAATGCTCGGCATGATGATTGCGTATTTGCCGGCGTTGCTCAGCTCCAGGTATCGCCCGTATTCCATCGTGTGGCCGAAGCGTGCGGTGATGGACGCCGGCGCGTTGTCGACCACGTGGAACAGGCCGTTGCGGGCGTTGCCGGTGCGGTCGGTCCATGTCGCGTTGCGGCGCATGTCGTTCTCGACCTGCTGCGCCCATTGCTGCGTGATCGCGCTCAGGCCGGCCTGCAGCTTGATCGCGTCGATTTGCTTGGCCATGTCCTCGAAGCCGACGGTAAACGCAATGCCGCTCACTGCGTGGCCTCCACGTCGCACAGCGTCGCCGCGCGCCGGTCCGGCCGCACGTAGACCACCTGCCACACGACGCCGCCGCTCGTGAAGCGGTCGCCGATCTGGACGTCGGCGGTCGTCGCTCCGACGAGCGTGCCCTGCGCCGTTGTCTGCGCCAGCCCGGCCGGCGTAGGCGCGGCTCCCGTGTTGCGCGATCCGGCGCCCTTCAGCCCAAAGCGAAACGACTGCGCGGAGAGCGTGGACGCGCCGCGACGCAGCGCGATGCTCGCCGCGTTGTCGGCGCGCATCTCGTCGAACGTTGCGCGGATGCTCTCCATGTCGCCGGGCGTCAGCATATTATTTCCACGCCGTGTAGTCCGACCGCACGCTCACCGTGCCGCCGCTGCCAGCGCCGCCGCCGAGCGTGTCCACGATGCGCTCGTACTGCCGGTCGATCACGTCTGCCGCCATGAACAGCGCCTGTCCAAGGCCCTTCTTGTCGACGCTTTCGTCACCGATCTTGTACGACCACGCGTTGCCGGCTTCGCGCATCGCGAGCATGCGCAGCAGGTCGGCCTGCGCGCGCAGCAGCACCGGCTCGCGGTCGCGCGTCTGCATGTCGGCGTACGTGCCGCTGGTCGCCACGTGCGCCGCGTTGTATTTCAGCGTGCGCTCACTCGAGTAGGTCGGCGCGTCGTCGAACACGAGCGTATTGCCGAGGATCTCGTAGACCTCGTCCTCGGCGTCACCGAGCGGGACAATGCCGGCGCTCGTGATCGCGACTTGCAGGCCGAGCACTTCGGCCGACTCCAGGCTGACCAGCGCAAGGAAATCAGCTGGCAGCGAATACGACGAAACGCCCGCCGTTACGGCGAGCGTCGTAATGCGCACGAGCGGCACGCGCTGCGAATACGCAAGCACAGCGGCGTCGATGGCGTCGGCGTACTGCGTGCTGCTAGGCGCGCCGGCCCTTGCGGGCAGGGCCGCGGTCAGGCTGTCGATCAGCGACTGGCGGGTGATGGGCATCGTGCGCCTCCTCGAGGACGACCGGCTGCGGCTCCGTCATGGCGCCGTCGTCGATCTCGGTTACGGTCAGCGCGCCGGGCTGGGCAGACAGCACGCGGTCGGCGTAGCGCCGGTGCACCACGCGCGACTCGCCAGCGTAGAGCCAGCACTCGGCCACAAGCACGCGATCGGCGACGGCGGCGATTTTGACAAATCGTTTCATAGACACAGGGCGCGCACGGTCTCCCGTGCGCGCCCGCTAGTGCGCAGCCTAGGCCACGATCATGAACGCGCCCTTCTGCGGCACGGGTGCAGCCGAGGCGTTGAAGCCCTCGATGTACCACTGATCGTTTGCCTTGAGCTTGTTCGAATCGTAAGACGGGAACGGGCCCTTGACGAGCAACGGCTGGAAGATGCGGAACATCACCAGCTCGCGGTTGCCGACGATGATGTCGGTGTCCGTCATCTGCGTGGTCTCGAACACGTCGAGCCCCTTGACGCGGCCGACAAAGCCGGTCGGGTTTAGCGCGCCGTCCGGGCGCAGGCCCGACGCCGAAAAGCCCGTCCAGTTGGCGATCAGGTCGGAGTTGGTCGCGGACATCAGCGCGAACGTCGGCTGATAGTTGCGGTTGAGCACCTTGACCTTGGCCTTGCCAATCGTGGCCACGCCGACGCTGTAGTCCGGCGTGCCGCCGACGGTCCACGTGCCGCCGCTGTTGGAAGCGATCGACTTCACGGCCTGAATAGCCAGGCGGATCAGACCCTGATCGATGATCCGGTTGATTTCGTTCGTCATGTTCGCGACGGCCCGGGCCGCCACGTCGTAGCCGAGCTGCGAGCGGCCGAACACAATCGACTCATTCGTGATCTCGACGGCAAGCCGGTCGGCCTTTGCTTCAATCGCGATGCGCGACAGCGTGTTCTTGGCGCGCTCGATCGCGGCGTTCTCGCCCTTGCGGACCGCCTTGTACTGGTAGTCGATTTTCAGCGACTGCGCCGCGGTGATCGCACCGCCCGTGGCCGGGAAGAACACCAGGCCGTTGGCGTAATCGACGGTGTAGTCAGTGCCCTCGGTGTAGGTCGTGCTCGCGGCGCTGTTGGTCACGACGACCGTGCCGGGCGTCACGCGCTGCGCGGCAAGCGCGCTCGTGTTTCCGAGCGTTGCCGGCGCTGCGACCACCTCGTCGGTCACCGTAGCCGTGAGGCCCGTCTCTTCCGCGTACGACTCGTAGTACAGGTACTCCGGGCTGTTCTGCATCAGCGCGGCGTCGAAGATGCCGGTCGCGACAAGCGACGGAAACACCGCGGCGTTGATCGCGCGCGACACCGTGTACGGCAGCGTCAGGTCGGTGGCCGTGTGCGCTTCCGCGAACAGCTGGGCCTCGCGCTGCAGCTGCGCGCCGTACATCTCGTCGTAGCGCTTGAGCACGCTGGCGGCGAGCCGCTCGTTGGCCGTGCGCGGCTTGCTCGACTCGAACAGCGTCACGCCGCGGCGAGCGGCGACGGCTTCGGCGAATTCGTGAGCCGGCTGGGCGTAGGACGGCTGGCCCGTTTCGCGCTCAAACACGGGCGCGACCTGCACGCTGGCGAGCGGGCCGGTGTAGCCCTGCGCCTTGATCGCGCCGGCGGCTGCGACCTGGTCGAAGCGCTTGCGCAGCCTGGCGGCGCGGCTGGCGACGGCCGAGGCGTCGGCGACGTCCTCGGTCAGCTCCTCGCGGAACTGCGCGTTGAGCGCGGCGTCGTACGGCAGGCCCTTGCAGGCCTCGTCGATCGCGCGCGTGAGTGCGTCCTGCTTGCGGCTCTCCTCGAGCTGCTTGGCGGCGTCGCCGGCGCGCTGCGCTGCGGCGATGATGTCTGCCTCGGTGGCAGACTCGGCAAGGCCGAGCGCCTTGCGCATAAGTTCGTGATTCACGATGTCCTCCGTGTGGGTGTCTGGTTGCGGCGCAGCTGGCTGCACCGATTCGATAACCGAAGTGTTCACGAACGATGGCGTCAGCACGAGGTCGTACCCCGTGATGTGCAGCTCCGTGACTTCCTCGATCTGGCTTTCGCCGATGTCGACGACCTGCGACATGCCGTGCCCGCGCAGGCTGCCGCCGGGAAACACGCCGATTTCGGCCAGTGCCAGGATGTCCCGCCCTCGCTGCGTGTCCGCGATGGTGCCCGTCAGGGATACCGCGCGAGTCACGTCGTCGTAGGACGCGTCGGTCCATGCGACGATGGTTTCGAGGAGCTGCGGCGCCTGCGCCTTGTCCGATGGGTGATCCGCTTCGCCGACAAGAGGGTCGCCGTCCCGCGTGCGCAGAATGGCGATCCTCCCCTGTCCGTTGCTCTCCGCAAGCAGCGGTCGCAGCTCATCGACGGCCGCGCGAATGGCAGCCTCGGTGTAGCGGCGTCCGTTGCGGTTGACCGCGCCGGCCGTGATCGCCTCGCGGATCGTGATGGTGCGGCCGCGAGCGCCGCCCTGCGATTCGCCGATCTCGCCGACGACGGCCGAGACCGCTTCGCGGATGCGGACCTTGCGGGGTTTGGGGGTGTTGCTCGTGGTCATTGTGGGAAAACAAAAAAGCGGCACTCGGTGTGAGCGCCGCACAAGCGGTTGGATATTTGGCTGCGCGTGATTGTAACAGCTGTGCACGCACCATGCACGCGCCTATACACGCGTGCATAGCAGCTAGAAAGGCGACCGCGCGATCATCGGCGCAACCGCTGCCGTCGTCGTGTCCGCGGCGTACCACGCGAGCGCCAGGGACATCACGGTGTCGTCGTGCATGCCGTCGGGGGCGCTGTAGCGGATCGCCCCGGACTCGAGGCGCTTTGCCTCGTACGCCTCGAGCTCGGCGATCATCACGTCGTCGGTCGGCAGCGTCAGACGCCGCTGCTCGAACGCAGCAGCGAGACGGCGGATGATCTCGCTTTTCGTCGAGGACGTGGTCGTGAAGTCGCGCACGGGGACCCCTTCGTCGCGCAGCATGTCGTTGTTCGGTTTTCCCATCGCGTTGGCCTCGGCCAGAAGCACGTCCACGCGGAAGCGCTGGCACGCAGCAGCGATGCGCGCGCGCTGCATGGCGTACTCGACGCCGTTGAAGCGATCCACGTGCACGACCGCGCCGGTCGTGGCGTCGATGATCGTGAGCACCGTGTAGTCGAAGTTGAGGGCCCAGTCGAGGCCGGCGACGTGCGTGTGGGTATAGCTGTGCATGGCTGCAGGGCGCACGGCGTCGCGCACACCTCGAAACACGCCGCCGCCGACCTCCACGAACTCGGCCAGGATTTCCTGGCGGAACACATATTCCGGCATCGTGCGGTGCAGCTGCTCGATCTCGTCCCAGTCCACAGTCGGGTTCTCCAGCGGATGCGGCTTGCGCACCAGTCGGCCGCCGACAACCTCGGCGCCGAGGGTGGGCGCGCGAAACGCAGCCGCATCGCCGCGCTCTGCTGCGCGATGCCACTGCGCGTAGAACCAGTTTCTGCCCTTCGGCGTGCCGATGCCCCACATCCAACCGCGTGTGCTGATGAGCGTCGGACGCAGCACGGCTGTCCAAGCCTCCTCGGGTACGTCGGCGACCTCGTCGATGACGATGCCGTGCGCGGTGAAGCTGCGCACGTTGTCGGGCTTCTGCAGCGATCGGTACGCAATGCGTCCGCCTGACGGGAATGCAGCCGTCATGCGCGATTCGTTGAACACGGCAATGTCACGCGCGGCGTAGGCCGTTTCTTCCATCGCCACGCGCGCCTGCTCATACGTTGGCGCGCACCACATGATCTGTGCGCCCTGCACGGCGTGTTCGACGGCGATCGCCATGACCATCGTCGTTTTGCGCCAGCGGCGACCGGCACTGAGCCAGTTAAATCTCTTCGCTCGCTGCATCACGTGCATCTGCCCCGGATGCGGTTGCGGTAGGCTCAGCTTCATAGGTGTTGCGCCAGTTGTTGGTGTACTCGATCTCGACGCGCTGCGTGCCGGTCTGTTCGACCTGCTGCTTCAGCACGCCGAGTAGCTCGGCCATGAGGCGCACGGCAGACACGTCGCCGCGCTGCGCTTTCTCGACAGCCGCAGCGACGGCCGTTGGGAAATGCCGATTCACCATGCGGCGCCATAGCGATTCCCATACACCACGGAAAGCAGCGTCCGATTCCATCCAACGGTAAAACTGAGAGCGATGCACGCCGGCGTCCTCGCACAACGCGGTGATGTTGCGCTTAAGGCCGGATTCCATCGCCGCTTCAATCAGCGTCCTCTGCTTTCGCTTGAGGCCCGCGTACGTCGCGTTTTGTCGCATTTTCACCCCCCGTGCACGCCACCCGGAGCGCCACTTCGTCGCGTTTGTATCGCATCAGTTCCGTCGCCGCCTCGAGCGCGTACTCCGGCAGGTCCAACGTCACGCGGATGCCGCCGTCCACGAGCGTCTGTACTTTGTAGACGACGGCATCAAACGAGATCACCGCAGCGCCTCCTGCGCGACCTGGGCAATCTCGCCCAGGAATCCCTGCACGCGGTATCCGCCCCACCGCTGCACGTCGTCGGTGGCGGCGAACACCGTTGCCGCACGGTAGGGCGATGGGTACGACTTGCCGTTGACGACGAGCGGGCTGCGCAGCGCGTCGCACAGTTTGCGCAGGTGGGCGGCGACCGCAGCGCCGTCCATGCCCCACGCAAGATACCCGCCGCGTCCCATGGTGTCGACGCCGGTTTCATCCATGTACACGCCTGCCAGAGACGGGTCCGGGTTGAAGCCGCACTTCTGGAACAGGAAATCGCAGCGGCGCTCGTACCACACCCATTCGGCCGGCTTGTCGATGTGCGCCGGGTCAGGGCTGTAGCTGTGATAGCCGTAGGCCAGCAGATTGCTGTTGTAGTGGGGCGCGAGGTGCTGCCGCAGCTGGTCGCACACGTCCTGTCGGGTGAAATCGGGCGTGCCCATGCTGTATGGGCTGGCGACGTAGATCGCGCCGCCCTCCCATCGCCCGGTCAGCGCGTTGAAACGCCCGCCGGTGCGCTGTTTTACAAGGCGCGCCATTGCCGCGTCGTATTCTGCTCGCGGCCGGATGTCCTGCATGTCCTGCCCGATGCAGTCCGCCTCGTTGATCGGCGACACGTAGATCAGATTTGGGTCCTCGGCTCCCCACAGCAGGTTGAGGTCGACCGGTGGCAAATAATTGCCCGGCCACCAGCGCCGCACAAAGATCGCGGCCTGCGGGTAGGCGATTTTTAACTGCGACGAAAACGTGTAGCCCTCCATGATCGTTGCGCCCTGCCCGCCCTGCGCCAGGAATCCCTGCGCGTATTGGTGGCCGCGGCTGTCGTGGAAATGCACACCGAGGCGCAGAGGCGGGCGTGCGGTCGGCGGCTGTGGAACTACGGGCGTCGTCGTGCTGACCCAGCGCCAGCCGTCGGCGCGAAGATAACCATCGGCGACGCGCACGCCGCCGATCGTGACCGACGTGCGGCCCCACTGCATGCCGTCTGTGCCGGTGACCATGCCCAGCACGTCGAACTCCTGCCCGGGCTGCAGCAGATAGCCGGTCGCGGTTGCGGATGCGGTCGAGGGTGCGCGGCGCACGTTCCACGCCGATGCGGCGATGCGCGCCCTGCCGGATGTCTGTGTCATGGGGAGCTCCTTGAGAATGGCTCGGTTGGGGACGACGCTCGACCAGCGCCGCGCGCCGGCTTCTGCCTGATCGAGCACGGCCTGCGTCGTCTGGATGTGCGCGCCCGCGTTGCCGCGCCAAAGCGGATCGTGGTAGCTCGTGCTCGAGAGCCGCACGATCCAGTGCGCGAAGTCTCCGCCGGACTGCAGGCGCACGGGGAGCAGGCGGTAATCGACGAGCGCGATGTATGGGTATTCGGCAGCCGCGGTCGCCCGAAGCTGGATGCCGACATACTCACCCATCATGAGCAGATCGCGCTGCGTCGTGCCGTCCTGCGGCAAGTCGAAGCGCTTCGAGAGCTCAGTGACGGTCGCGCCGTTTGCCAGCTCGGGACGCGTGACGCCGGCCAGCATTGCGATGCAGGCAGGCCCGCAATCGTTGCCGCGCGGCGCGTTGTCGAGCTGATTGACGTACGGGACGATCATCAGCTCTCTCCACGCAGACGGTCGATTTCCTTAACTAGCGAATCGAGCTGAGCCGAAATTCGCATGATCGTCTGCGACAGGTCGTCGAGTTTCGCGAGCACTTTTTCCTCGCGCTGCATGAGACGCTCTTCGCGTTTTGCGCTTGTGTGCAGCGTGTAGATCAGCAACGCGGCGAACATCGCCGGGATGCCGCCTTCGGTCAGAAGCTGGATGAGGGATGCCTCAGCCACGGCTCGGCCCTCCCGATTCAGGGATCCACAGCAGCGCCGCCAGCGCAAGGCCAGCGACAACGAACACGGCGACGGCGATCAGCGCGTCAGCCATGGCTGTTCCCCGCCGAGCGCTGCACAGCGTGCGCCGTCTGCTGGATCAGGATTGATACGGCCGTGACGGCGATCTGGAAATACGGCGCGGCAGTCGTCAGCGCCGACGGGTTGGCCGCGAGCCAGTCGTGCGCCCACATCGCACAGACGGCGATGAGCACGGCGATGATCGTCGCGACTGTCTGTTTGCCGTTTGGCGAGAGCGAGGCGAAGCCGTCAAGGCGCTCAAGCGCAAACGCCGACACGGCGCTGACGCCTGCGCCACTCAGCCAGACCAGGAATCCGAGCACGTCCATATTGACCTCCGGGGAAAACAAAAAACGGCACTCACTGGGAGTGCCGCACAAGCGGTTGAATATTCGGTTAGTTCGTGGCTGTCCGCATGCAGAGCGACGGCCAGCGATCGGTAAAGTATACCCAGCTACGCCTCAATTGCGCGGGATGTGCGCGTCTGGACCTCCACGCGCACGCCCTGCTTCGTCATCACGATGCGCGCTTCGACGACGGCGCCGTCGATATAGGCCTGCGTGGCGTGCACCCGCGCCCATTGCGCGCGCAGCAGCTCGATGATCTGCTGCTCGAGCGGCAGCGGCTCGGCGCGCGGCGTCATTCGCGCACCCGCCAGACCGTGCGCCTGCCGACCAGGCGGCTTGCGACCACTCCCTCGGATTCCATGCGCTTCAGCGTTTTCATGGCGCGCTCGTAGGTCCAGCCTTTTTGCGCGGCGAACCACGAGGTCGCGAACTCGCCGGCGGCCGGGCGATCGGCGGCGTATCGATCCGCGATTTCGAGGAGCCGCGCAAGGTCGAAGCGCTCGACACGATCCGCGGCACCTCGGGCACGCTCCACATCAGCTTTTTCTTTCCCCACTCCCCCTCCCTGTGAATCTCGATCAGCCAGGTGCCGACCATGAATGCATCGCGCCGCGTGACGCGGTGCGTAAACGCCGTCTTGAGTTGCCATGCGGGCACAACCGCACCCCAGCACGTCGGGTAGGCATCGCCGGTGTCGGCCACGCGATGCACGTGCCCGCGCAGAACGACGTGCGTGTCCGGTCGCTCCATGAGCATCGCGGCCGTCTCGCGCCGGATCGCGCCGCCGTACAGGCGCGGGTCGTCGCCGCCTCCGCCGACATGGTGCGCGACGTCGAAATGGACGCCTGCGACGGTCAGCAGAAGCCGATAGAACGCGTGCATGCCCGTCGACGGATCGCGGCGCGCGCCGAGCTCGCGGCCGATCGCGTAGTCCGTTGCGGCGCCTTTTCCGGAATGAGCCTCGGTGCCGCGCAGCACGTACAACTCATGGGCGAGCGTCATCATCGGCTGCATGACGTCGATGGCCGCCGACGCCTGGATCTCCGGGGCCTGCGACAGCAGCTGCGTCGTCTCGTGGTGCCGCCCGTCAATGAATTCCCCTAGGCTCACGACGACGACGTGGTAGCGCCGGCGCCGAAGCTCGCGCACACGCGCCACCAGGTCGAGCCAGCGCGCCCACAGCCACAACTGCGCATCGTTCGGCATGTAGCGCCCGCCGTCCTCGAGCTGCACGCCGTGCGCCGGGCACAGCGCGACGCTGCTGCCGACATGCAGGTCGCCGATGGGCACCACGACGATTGGTGAGCGCGCGTAGCGCGTCACGCTGGGCTCCCGGTTACGAACATTCGTAAACCTTCCTTTTTTGGCGTTTTGGGGCTTGACATGGGTATTGTTTTAGCTAAAATAATACCTATCAGACACACCAGCGCGACCGGCCAAGCGGCAAGCTGGCATTCAGCGAACAGGAGACCAGAATCATGAAAATCACGATCAAAGCCACGCTCATCGGCAGCACAAGCCCCAAAGACGTCGTCGTCGCCACGTGGGACGGCCGCAACTGGAGCGGCGA